TAAATCCTTTTGGTGTCTATCCAGAGATGGACCGCTTTGGTCGCTGTATCTCAATTACTCAAGTAATGAATACTGATGCAGAGACTCTAGCAATGCAGTATCCAGAGTTCTATAATCAAATTATTACAAACAGGAACTATGCAAGTAGCTCTCCTTATATCACAATGATTCGCTACCACGATAAGGACCAAGATTTAATCTATGTTCCAGATCGTAACAACTTAGTTTTATTAAACCTACCTAATGCCATTGGTAAATGTTTAGCCCGCGTTGCAATGCGTTCATCCCTAGACGGAGAAGCACGCGGTCAATTTGATGATGTTCTAGCAGTACAACTTGCTCGTGCTCGCTTTGCAGTATTACAGATTCAAGCAGCAGAAAAGTCTATCCAGGCACCTATTGCTATTCCGCAAGATGTACAGGAACTAGCACTTGGTCCTGATGCGATTATGCGTTCTGCTAATCCGCAAGGTATCCGCCGTGTTCCATTAGAACTTCCACCTGGAGTCTTTACTGAGTCAAGCGTTCTAGAGCGAGAACTACGTTTAGGTTCTCGTTATCCAGAAGTACGTAGCGGTAATGTTGATGCTTCAATCATTACAGGTCGCGGAGTACAAGCCCTACAAGCTGGCTTTGATACACAGGTACGTGCAGCACAAGCACAGTTTGCAAGACTATTCACCGAGCTAGTATCACTTAGCTTTGAGGTGGATGAGAAAATCTTTGGTTCTATGACCAAGGAAATCAAGGGAGTAGATGACGGTACTCCGTTTAATATGAAGTATGTACCAAGTCGTCAGATTGCTGGCGAGTATGGTGTAGATGTTCGCTACGGCATTATGTCTGGTATGAATCCAAACAATGCCATTATTGCTTTACTACAGATGCGAAGCGACAAACTTGTATCAAGAGATTATGTACGCAGAGAAATTCCTATGGAGTTAAATGTCACTCAAGAAGAGCAGCGTGTGGATATTGAAGAGATGCGTGATTCTTTGCGTCTTGCTGTTGCTCAGTATGCTCAGACCATTCCAGCACTTGCAGCCCAAGGTCAAGATCCTTCTCAGATTGTTTCTAGAATCGCCGAGGTTATTAAGGGTCGCCAAAAAGGTAAACAACTTGAGACGATAGTTGAAGAAGTATTTGCTCCAGAGCCAGCTCCAGAAGTCCCAACAGAAATGATGGGCGAACAAGTTCCAGCAGCAGGTATGGCCCCCGTTCCTGCCTCGCAGCCAACTCAAGAACAAATGGGTGCGGCCCCTGCTGCTGGCTCTCGTCCAGATATTGCTACATTACTCGCATCTATTGCAGGGTAGGGAGGTGTAAAATGAAAAAAGGTGGTCGTGCAAAGGCTCCAATGGCAAAGCCAACTGAGGGCAAGAAGGATATGAAGAAACCAGCAGGAGGCAAAGTTGCTTTTGGCTATGCTGGCAAAGCTCGTAAAGGCAAGAAGGCTTAGTTTTATAGTGAGAGGATAGAGCGTGGAAGATAAAGATTACGTACCACGCTCTGTCACTCTCGCAGATTTCTTTGTAGTTATATCAGGTTTCTTTGTAAATATAGTCCGAGCTGTAGAGATGCTCGCATCAGAACTTTTAGATTTAGCAGTGTATAACGCAAATAGAACAACGAAGGTTTCCAAAGTGTGGGAACAATTTACATCAGATTTAGAAAAGATGGAGGATCCAAATGGCTAGAGGGCCTATGGCAGGTGTATCAGGACCTGGTAAATTCTCCAAGAGAACAGATGGTTTATCTTTTGAATCAACAGAGTACGGCTCAGGTGTTGAGAATGCTGCAATTAAAGCAGGAGCTCCACTAGCAACAACTCCAGATGTACGTGCAACATCTCGTTCAGAGATGGGTATGGCTCCAAGTCAGATGGAACCAGTAACTCCGCTATATGCTCCATCACAGCGTCCAGATGAACCAATCACTTCAGGAATTGCAATGGGTGATGGACCAGGACCAGAAGTTTTAGGAATGCGTCCAACACCAGTTGAGAAGTATTCAGATACTCTGGCTAAGTTGTTACCTTACGATGAGTCTGGCGAAATTGCAATTCTGTATCAGGACTTTATTGCGCGAGGATTGTAGTGGAGAAAAATCTAAAACTTGCATCCGCACAAGCTAACTTATCACCTACTGATAAAGAAAAAGTAGGTGCTATATCTAAACTTGTCGGCACTCATAAGAGTTTACTTGATATGCCTGCTAATGAAGCGCGTATTAAGTTTCAATCTTTACCAACAGATCAACAAGAAACACTTAAAGATACTTTTGGTACTAACCCTGAACCCAATAAAAGAGGTTGGTTAGGTACCGCTTGGCACTATAGTGGTGGTCAAGTAGTAAATGCTTTAACTGAAGCGTCAGATTTTATGACACGTTTGTATAGAACAGGCGCACTTGCTTCGGAAGCAGGTTACTTTAAGCCTGACTTTACTAAGACACCTCTAGATAAAGTAAAGATTCTTACACAGGCTTGGGATAAGTCAGATGATAATGGTGAACTTCTTTACAACGAGCAACGTATTTCTAAAGCAACTGCTAAATACGGATCTACCCGCGTCAAATTAGCGCAGCAAGTTACAGAAGGTCGTGACTTAGCAGAGATAATTGCTAACGGAACACCTGAAGAAAAAGAAATTGCAGCTCTTGCTGCACAAAATAGGGACCCATTGTGGCAAGATGCCTATGATGCAGTCTTTGCTTCTAAGTATTCACCAGGTAGACAGATAGCAAATGCGTATCTACCAGAAGGCTTAGAGGGTTCAGGATTTCTTTACAAAGGAATCTCTGGAATAGCAGATGCGTCTTATCGTATCTTTGCAGATCCTACTATTTTCCTAGGCAAAGCTAAGAAAGCCTATGATGCAGCTCATTATTCAATTATTAAAATTGCTGGTTCTCCTAAAAAAGTAGACGAAGTATTTACTAAGCCTGAAGTAGTAAACTTCTTTAATGTATACGGTAGCCAATTAGATAATTTAGAAAAGGCTCGTAAGGCTAAAAATATTGTAGAGGCTGAAAAGGCTTCAACAATGTTAAAGCGTATAGCGCCAGAGTTTGGCCCTGCTGCTGTTGATGAGTTCTTAAAAGCTGGCGTAAAGGATTCTGCTACCGCTAAAAACTATTTTCAAAATAGCGTAGATATGCTTGGTATACTAAAAGGTCAGGCAGCCCGTGAGACTCCTTTAATTCCACGTTTGACTGCAGGACGCAAGGCTCGTATTGCAGCACTTACTGCTGGCAATAAAGTTCTTAATATTGACAATGTAGGACAGAAACTTGTATCTGCATTGTATGGAGTTGGACCACAGTATGAAGATATCCTTACAGGTATTACTGGTCGCTCTGATGAAATTGCTGCACTAGAAAAACAAGTTGGCAGAATCAAAGGGCCAGACGGAGTAGTCCGTTTTACAGCTAATCAAATTCAAGGTCGTATTGATAGATTCGCCCGTAAGTTTACAAAGGTTCCTAATCCAACCTCTACGGTATTTGATGTATCAGGACCAAATGCTGTTGAACAAATTTATCGCACAGCGCGTTTAACGAACTCTCGTTATCATAGCAAGATTATTGCTGAAGCATTTTCTGCAGGTGACGAAGGTCAACGCATTCAGATTACTAAGGGACTTTGGAATACCATATTCTCAACTCGTGGTGTTCGCAAAGGCGACCCAGGTAAAACCTTTATGGAAGAGTTTGCAGGTCGCGGTTTAGCAAAAAGATATGCTGCAGATATTGTTGTAGATGGAACTCGCGTAGGAAATCCTGCTGAATTTGCTGGCGAGCAGATGGCTTTGTTCCCATATCAGCTATCATCATCAATGGTTATCCCATCAATAGTAGATCTTGATAGACTTACAGCGCGTCAAGGTTTAGTTTCTAAGATTGTAGGCTTATCACATAATAAGTGGGTAGACCAGATTACATCTGGTTGGTCATTCTTAACTCTTGCTGGTCCACGATTTGCTATCCGTAACACCATTGAAGATGATATGTTCTTCCTTGCACGTGGTCGTAATCCTTGGGATATGGTCAAAGGTCGCCTATGGTCTACTCGCGTTCGTATTGGTAAAGGTGTAGCAGGAGAAGAAACATCTTTACAGAAGTTTAAGGACACAGTATTTCTTAATAGTGAACAAGGTGAACTTGGCGCTATAAATAAATTCCTTAGATCTGATGAACTAGAAGAGTTTGCAGGTAAGATAGCTGCGGCTACTGATGAGAATGAAGTTCGTTCTGTTATGGCAGAAGCAGTTCTTCGCCGTAAACTAGCCTATAAACTTGATAAAGAATCTGCTGATATAATTGCTAATGTTGCTAAGTACGGTGACTTAGATTCATTACTTGCTGATGTTTCTGAAGGCGCTAAGAATGCTGTTCGCGGTAATAGTCGCTACAGCAATATAGCAGATGATGTATCCCGCTTTGGTAAATTAGAAGCAATCACTATTGATGGTAAAGCCTATAAGCGTTCTGTTGGAGATAAGGCTTTTACTCAGTTTAATCCTGTTGCAAGTGAGCAATCCAAGGTAAGTTGGCTATTCCAACTAGGCGTTATGACCAATGATGACCTAGGTCGTGTCGCTATTAGATATCTTGAGGATGATGTAACAGCAGTTGATGAGATGGTTAAGTTTCTTAAGAACTTACCAGCGCAAGAAAAGAAAAGATTTCAGCTTTATTCAAAAGGCGTAGATGAACGAATCCACGCTCAACGTGCGTACATTGCAGTACGTAATCTATTCTCTGATAAGAATGGTAAGATCAATAGAGAACTTCTTGATAAAGTTAAAAAGACCGATAAAGATGGATACGTTAAAGTATCAGCAAAAGAATTAAAACTTGTAGACCTACCAGATGATCCTAAGTTAGCACCAGAGTTTATCTCTGGACCAACCTTGGTTCCTGTCGCAGATTCTGATAACTTCGTTGCAGCTCTTTATGATAAGGGCTGGGATGCAATGGGCGAAGCTAACGCTCGCTGGTCACGTGAACCAATAGTCATCAATGAACTAATTCGTTTCCGTAAAGAGTTAGATAGTTCGGGCTTTAGCGATAAAGTTATCAAGCAGTTTACTGCCAATAAAACAGATGAAGCCTATGAGAAGGCTTTTAAGTCTGCTCAACGCCATATCAATACAATAGCTGAGGACTTGGCTAAGGATAGCGCACTTGCTTTCCTAGATAATCCAGCAGTTCGTACTCAACTTGCTATGACTGGTCGTAACTTTGCTCGTTTTTATCGCGCAACTGAAGACTTCTATCGCCGCTTTTATCGCACAGTACGCTACAACCCAGAAGCAATCACTCGCGCATCATTGACTTATGATGGTATTGCACACTCTGGCTTAGTACAAACTGATGATACTGGAGAATCATACTTCTTCTATCCTGGCACAACTGCTATGTATCAAAGCGTAGATAAAGTTATGCAGGCTTTTGGTCAAGAAGAAGCAGTTAAAGCTCCAATGCCTATAGAATTTTCTGCTAAGTTAAAGATGATTACACCATCATCTAACCCAGATTCATTGTTCCCAACCTTTGCAGGACCTGTATCTGCTCTATCAATGAAGGCTATATTTGCTTTAGTACCACCTTTAGATAAACTTGAAAGAGTTTTCTTAGGTCAATATGGAGAAGACCAACCTGTTGTAAATGCAATTTTCCCAGCGCACTTTAATAGATTCCTTGCGTTGATGGATAGAAATGAACGTAAGTCTCAGTTTGCATCAGCCTTCCGTAAGGCAGCTTCATACCTTGAGGCTACTGGTCACGGATTAAAACCAAAGATTGATACAGAAACTGGTCAAGAGATTCCTATTACACCAGGAGAACTTGAGAAGTATCAAGATAAACTAAACGCATCAACCTTTACTGCCCTATCTTTACGTTTCGTATTAGGATTTATAGTCCCAGCTCCACCTCAAACTACGTTAAAGAGCGAGATTGCTGACTGGGTACGCCAGAATGGTCAAACAAACTTTAAGCAGACCTGGAATAACCTTGTTGAAAAGACAGGCGATTATGACAAGGCTATGCTTGAGTGGGTTAGATTATTCCCAGACCAAATGCCGTACACAATATCTGAATCTGAGAGCAATGTTGTAGCAATTATTAGCGCTAACGACAAAGCCAATACTTGGATTGACAAAAACAAAAAACTTCTTGAAACATACCCAGAAGCTGCATCTTTCTTTATTCCAAAAGAAGGTGAGTTTGATTTTCGTACCTATAAACTGTTAATCAATATGGGCTTAAAGCGTTCAAAGACTATGGAAGACTATCTACGTGAAGTCAATACAGCCTTTGACGAAAACTTCTATTATGACCAACAAGACCAGTATGAAGCAGAACTTGCCAATACTTACAATGACTACGCAAAGCGTCAGTTAAAGGAACAATGGTCACGCTGGTCAGATTCTTTCAAGAAGGCTCGCCCTAATCTACAAGAAGAACTAGGTAAAGGCGCAGAGCGTGGAGTACAACGCTCGCAGGCACTTTCTGATTTGGAAAGAATGTTAGCTGATCCTACCGTAAAACTTGATCCAGCAGTTCGCACACCTATTGAAGGTATGATGACTGTCTATAATCAATACATCAATGCACGTGATTCTGTATACGGCAATGGTACTTCAGCAGAAAACTATAAAGACTTACTAAAGCAACAGGCTAAAGCGGAACTAGAGCGTCTATCTAAGACAAATCGTAATGCACAAGATGCTTACTTTGCTCTATTCTCAAGACTTATCAGAGACTAACAGGAGATACACGTGGCAGGTGAAGAAAACCAAGGTGCGTTTTTTAACAACTGGAAAAATTCAGCTCTTCCAGCTAGTGGCTCCACTATCTCCAATGTTCAAGGCGGATATGCTGGATATAAAGGTGGACAGTCATCTGTATCTGGAGACCCTTTTGCCATAGATTTACTTAATTCCTCACCTGCTCAAATTAAAGCAATAGCAGATTTATTAGTTGCTGCTGGATATCTTAAAAAAACTACAAACAAATATAATAAAGCATTAGCAGATGCTTATAGCAACGCTAATAGCGAGGCTGCGTTTGAAGCATCAAGAAGTGGTCGTCCTGCTTTAAGTACACGTGAATTTTTAATTGAGAATGCTGCACCTAGTGATGCAGGCGGAACCCCTAGAGGTCCATCTACTCAAAAAACTACCCGCATAGATGATGATTCTACTGCTGATGCTCGCGTAGCAAAAGTACTTGAAGGACTTGGCCTAGAGGCAACTCCTGAAAGACTCAAAGAGTGGCGCAAAAAACTTCAAGCAGAGCAAAAGAAAAACCCTATTACTACCAAGTACTCTGTTAAAGATGGAGTAAATGTTGCCAGTACTACTGGTGGACTTGATGACGATTTCTGGCTAGAGCAAAACATTGCAAAGGCTTTTAAGTCTGAGATAGATGCTAATGCTCTTAAAGATCCAGAAATTGAAAAGCGAACAAAACTTAAAAGCGTATACAATCAAGTAATTAAAGGTTTAACTGGTGATGCTCTAGCCTCTGCTGGTGCAAAGACTGAGTATGGTCGCGGCCTTACTGAAACAATCAATAAAGTAAAAGAATATGCTTTGGAATCTGGCGCTACTATTACAGATGATGAGGTTAGGTCTTTTGCTGAACAAATCTACGACAGTGGACAAGAAACAGATAGTGCTACTATTCGTTCATTACTACGCGGTAAAATTGTTGTAGGTAAAGACGGAGTTCTTGGTGGTAGAGCTGGTAAGAACCTAGCAGACTTAGTTAAAACTGCTAAGGCTAATGGTCTTGACCTGAATAAAGCCTTTGGTGGTCAAGTCCAAAACTGGCTACAAAGTATTGAGCAAGGTGAATCTGTAGATACTTACAAACAGATTATCCGTAGCGTTGCTAAGTTAGGTCTGCCAGATAAAGTCGGTGGATTACTAGACCAAGGTGTAGATCTTGATACTATCTATAGTCCTTATCGCCGTCAGATGGCAAGCCTACTTGAAGTAGATGAAGATGCTATTGATTTAGATGACCCACTACTTCGCTCTGCTATTGGACCAGACAAAGAACAAACTTTATATGACTATAAAAAAATGATTCGTAAAGACCCACGTTGGCAATACACAGATAGCGCTCGTGAAGATATGTCATCAACTGCTTTAACTTTATTACGTAACTTCGGATTTCAGGGGTAGATAAATGGTTGACGAAAGAGATAGATTACGTAGACTCCGCCAACTAGAAGCGGAACAAAATCCTCCTGCACCAACTAGGGTACCTATGGGTCCTGCATCGCCTGCATCTTTTAGAGCAGCAGAAGAATCAAACGCAGGTACAACGCAAACCCCAATAGTTGATGAGCAAACAAGAATGGCTCAAACTGGAGCCGTAAGCACTCTAAAACCAACTGGCGCACAAAGAGCAGGAGGGACTATTGCTCAACGCGAACAAAGATTTGCAGAAGAACTTGCTGCCCGTGAAGCATCAAAGCCAACAACAGATCCTGGTCCAGGAAATATCTGGTCATATAGCGTTGCTGAAGGACGCTGGAAAAAAGTATTTACTGGCGCTGGCTTAGGAGCAGGTGCAGGAGCAGGAGCTGGAGCTGGAGCAGGTGCAGGTGCTGGTGCAGGAGCTGGTGCAGGTGCTGGAGCAGGTGCAGGTGCTGGTGCAGGAGCTGGTGCAGGAGCTACAAGTTATACAGCCCCAGATGGCAGAATCTTTACTGACTTAGCAGCTTACAATGCTTACATTACAAAGCTAAAAGCAGATGAAAAATTAGCCAAAGGTGAGTCAGCTTTTAGTATATTTAGAGGATTTTTAGCTCAATATGGTCTTGAAGGATTAGCAGCAGATGTTGAAAAATATAAGATAGATGGTTTATCTGATGATGAATTACTAATACGTTTACGTACTGAAAGCACTGCCTATAAAAATAGATTTAAGGCTAATGAAACTCGTATTTCTAAAGGTCTACGTGCTCTGACAGAGGCTCAATACATTGAGCTTGAAGACCAATACCAGGATGTAATGCGTAGATATGGTCTACCTGAGTCTTACTACACACGCGGTGATATGGGTCGTCAAGAAGGATTTGAAAAGTTTATCGGTGGAGATGTATCTCCTGTTGAACTAGAAGATCGTATCCAAACTGCACAAGACCGTGTTATTAAAGCTAACCCAGAAGTTTCTAAAGCGCTTCGTGAGTTCTATCCTGAGATTACTGGTGGAGATATTCTTGCCTACGCTCTTGACCCTGACAAAGCAATTACTAACATCAAGCGTAAAGTTGGTGCTGCTGAAATCGGAGCAGGTGCAATGCAGGCAGGTCTTCAAACTGGACTTGCTAGAGCAGAAGAGTTGCAACGTTATGGCGTTACCAAAGAGACAGCTCAACAAGGTTTCGGAACTATCGCTAGTGGCCTAGAGCGTGGTCGCCAACTATCAAACATTTATCAACAACCTACATATACTCAAGAAGTAGCAGAGACAGAAGTCTTTGCCCTACCTGATGCTGAGAAAGCACGCCGTCAAAGGCGCAGACTAGGACAACTTGAGACAGCCACCTTCAGTGGAACAACTGGAATGACTGGTGGAGCACTAGACCGCGAACGCGCTGGTCAATACTAAGGCCTGCTAACGGGACGACTGGTCCGTTAGAGAGATATCAAAACCAGTAGTAGAAGCCATACAGAAATCCCCCAAGTCTGTATGAGGTCTACGTCAACTTAAAAAGAAATGGGAGAAGGACCTATGTCCAACTACGACTACGAAGATGACGACTTTGATACATCATCTAATGATGGTAATGATCTCGTCAAACAGTTGCGAAAAGCAAATAAACAAAAAGAGAAAGAACTAGCTGAACTAAAAACTCAGTTTGAATCTATCTCTAAATCCAACCGTGAACGAGCAATCAAAGATGCGCTTGCTAGTCGCGGGGTAAACAGCAAAATTGCTGCATTTATCCCACAGGATATAGACCCAACTGAAGAGTCTGTATCTAAATGGCTGGAAGATTATGCCGATGTATTCGGCTATGAAACCCAGTCTAACCAGGCTACACCTAATGTAGATCCAAAGCAGGCTGCTGCATATCAACGGATGACTAATGCTGTAGAACAGGGAATTACTCCTGAGTTCCAAGCAGACGTTCATCGTAAGTTGATGAATGCAAGTAGCCGTGAAGAACTGGATGAAATTATTAGGTCGTCTGGTCTCTAAGACCGAACCTATCCGAAAGGTAAAATAAATGGCAATTCCTACAGGTACATTGACACAAATTTCGTCAATGCAAAACCTTGTACAGAGTGCGTACGATCAGTATGTTCGTATGGCTCTTCGCTCCATCCCAGTGATGCGTGCGTTGGCTGATGTTAAGCCAGTACAGCAAGCAATGCCAGGTTCGTCAGTTGTATTCTCCATTTACTCAGATCTCTCAACAGCGACTGGTACATTGACAGAAACTTCTGATGTTTCCTCTATTGCTCTTGGTAACCCTTCACAGGTTACTGTAACACTTAATGAGTACGGCTCAGCCGTAACAACAACCAAGAAGTTGAATCTAACTTCTTTCAACGATGTTGATTCAGCTCTTGCTGATATCATTGCATACAACGCTGCAGATTCTATTGACTCTGTAGTAGCAGCCGTTCTAACTGGTTCTACAGGAACTAACGTAATCTACGGTGGAGCCGCAACTGGCACCAACTCTATTACATCCTCTGGCACCATCACTGCTGCTAACATCCGTAAGGCTGTTGTTCAGCTTCGCAGCAACAAGGCAGTTCCTCGCATTGGCGATCTATATGCTGCATATCTACACCCACGTCAGTCTGCTGACCTCCGTGCCGAATCAGGCACTGGTGGATTCCAGGAGCTAACCAAGTACGTTGATCGTACTCCGTTCGTTGCTGGAGCAGTTGGAGTTCTTGAAGGTGCATTCATTGTTGAAACACCTCGCGTTCCGTCTGCGGCAAATACGCAATCACCAGCAGTTACTGTCTATAGCGCAGTAGTTGCAGGTCGTGAAGCACTTGCTGAAGCAACCGTTCAAGATACATCAGTTGTGATTGGTCCAGAAATTGACGCTCTGCGCCGTTTCCGCACCATCGGCTGGTACTACTTCGGTGGCTTTGCACGTCTTCGTGAAGCGGCTCTATACCGCATTGAGACTGCAACTTCTATCAACTAGTAGTTGATTGACTATCAGGCAGGGCCTAGAAATCCTGCTTGGTGGTGAGTCAATTCTGAAAGGAAGAAATGCCCTACACATTAACAACACCTTGGCGTTGGGAAACTTGGGGAGCTGACTACACCCAGTTCACTCCATACGCTCGCCTTGCTGGTAGGCCAATAACTGGTGGTTCAATAACAGGAACTATCAATCCATTCCTTACTGATATTCCTCGTGGTTATACATTTATCGTTAATGGAACTACTGTTACTACAGAGCAGACACCAAGCCAAGATACACTGGCTGCTGCTGATTCATACTACCTTGGTGGTACTACAAATACCATTAGTGATGCACAAGCACAGATATTTATTGACGCTGGATACGGGAGCTATGTAACTCAAATATGAAAAATCCAAATTGTCGTTCAGGTTGCAAGACACAAGATCACGAGTCTTATTCCGATTGTTTGCAATCAGCAAACTTTGGCTTTGCAGGGTGCTTCCCTACCAGGCAAGGCTGGGATAAAGACAAAGAAAAGAACTGGGATAAAGAATTGGATTCATACTACTCTGCTGTAAGGCAGGGAGTAGAACCAATATCTACCAAGAAAAAAGATATAGACGCAGCAATGATGTTATCTAATGAGGCTGGTAAAGCCTTTGACGGAAACACTCTAAAGTTCAAGGAGAACTAAAATGCCAGGAAACTACCCAAACGAATATAGCAACAAGTTTGAGCCAGAAGAGAACGAGTACACACCTTGGCCTCCAGACACAAACGATAAGCCTTTTATGACCTATGAGTCCTTGATGAAGGGTGCTCCAGGAAAGCCTGCTAAGTAGTGTCATCTGGGCAACATAAGACACACCGAGGATTTAACTCTGTTCAGATTAAAAACGGATTTATCGTTAGACTCAATAAGAACGGAACAATCCGAGCAATCTTAGGAAAGTACGGAGAATATGGCAAAGAAAAAAAGTGATTCGCGTCTTACACGAGCTGGTGTATCGGGCTTCAATAAGCCCAAGCGTACGCCTAGCCACCCAACTAAGAGCCACGTTGTTGTTGCCAAAGAAGGATCTCAAGTCAAGACAATTAGATTCGGACAGCAAGGCGTAAGCGGCGATAAGAAGCCTACTGCTAGACAGAAGTCATTCAAAGCAAGACATTCAAAAAACATTGCTAAAGGCAAGATGAGCGCCGCATTTTGGGCAGATAAGGTGAAGTGGTGAAGAAGAAACCATTCTGGGAAACAAAGAACCCAAAGAAGAAATCAACAAAATTAACACCTGCACAGAAGAGCGCAGCTAAAGCTCGCGCTAAAGCAGCAGGTCGTCCATATCCAAATCTAATAGATAACGCAGCAGCAGCAAGAAAAAAGAAGAAGTAAGGAGTAAACAGTGGCACTAGGTGTTGCAGGTACAACTCTCAACTCAGAGTTAAATCGTCTAGCTAATGGTGGAACCTATCGCATTGCTGCTAATATGGTTGATATGGCTAAGGCAGCTCAGCAATGGGCAGCGCAACGTAGCGTCACTCTTACTGTAACAGACACCGTAGGAGTTCTAAATGAAATTGCTGGCAACGCTAATAAAGCTAATTGGCTTGATTTTAATGGTGTATGTAATCAGCTCGCTTCTACTTCTGGCTTACCTGCGGCGGCTGCTCTCAGGGCGGTCTCTAGCTGATGAGTGCAAAATATAATCTAGTCTGCGATCAGAACACTACATTTAATTTTCAGTTCGTTATTCAAAATGACGGAGTGCCTTGGAACCTAACTGGTTACACAGGAACTATGACAGTACGCCCATTCGTTGGTGCATCAACTACAACTGTAGTTGCATCTACTGCTAATGCTCGTATGACTTTAACACCTGGTTCAGGTCGTATAAATGTAACTCTTTCATCTGCTATAACTAACGATATTACTGCTGGTAGATACGCTTATGATTTAGTTTTAGATTCTGGCTCAGTACAAACAAGGATACTTGAAGGCAAGTTTATAGTAACGGGGGCCGTGACTACATCGTGACAACCTACATAATCATTGAGTCCATTACCCCACAAGTATCTGTAGAGCTATCAGCAGATCAAGGACCGCAAGGTGCTGGTGGTGCTACAGGCCCAACTGGTCCTACAGGACCTGCAGGAGCTACAGGAACTACAGGCGCCACAGGCGCAACAGGACCTACTGGTGTTACAGGTGATACAGG